TTATTTTGCTAAATCACTTATGATAGTCAAAGCTAACCTTGTTAGGGCATTTGCACCTATTTGGCAAGTAATATTACCTTGGATTAGAGCTTTAGGTGATGGGTTAGTTTGGATTTCTAATCAATTGATTAGATTTATCAACTTCTTGACTGGATCTAAGATAAAACCATTGCAAGGATTCCAAGAAGCTAAACAAGTAGTAGATGATTTTAATAGAATAGCTTCTCCTACTAAAGATTTATTTGATTTAAAAGATCCTAATGAACAAGCTAGAAAACTTAAAAAAAGTATAAAAGATACTCAAGATGAATCATATAGAGCATCTAAAAACGCAGAGAGATTAGCTAAACGATTAAATAATTCTCAAAAACAAACTACTAAATTATTAGCTAAATTCGATAAGTTAGAAGTATTAAAATTTAAGAAAACAAAAGATCCTTTAGATGATATTTCTAATGTATCTAAAAACAAAGGATTAGATATCTCTATTAATTTCCCATCTATCGAAGATCAAATATCTAATGCTATTAATAACATTAAAGACAAACCTTTAGATTTCTACGTTAATGACAATATAGATGAACAAATAACTTCACAAGTGAACGGTTTAACACTTCCGGCACTCGATTTTAAAGTTAGTGAAGAATCACAAGAATCAGTTGATAATTTTAAGAAAAAACTTCTTGATTTATGGAGTACCATAGAACCATTAGCTAAAGCTATTAGTAAATTTTTTGTTGAATTAGTTAAATCTTTTGGGAGATTATTTGTTGATGAAGATGGTAAAGAAAATAAAACGTTAAAAACTATAGTAAATGGATTCACTAATTTTTTCAACTTAATATCAGATAATAAAAATAATATGGATACTCTAAGGAATTTTATTATAGGATTAGGCATAGCTTTAATAACATATAAAATAGCTAAAATGGTAGTAGATATCACAACAACATTTACTGCCTTGTTTGAGTTGCTCGCTGGTGCTTTCAGTTTATCTAATCCTGTTGGATGGGCAGCTTTAGCTGTTGGTTGCTTATATCTAATTGTGAAACACTGGGGTGGTGTCAAAAAAGCTGTTGAAGACGTTTGGGACAAAATGAAAGAATTTGGGAATTGGATTAAATATAAATTCACGGAATTATGGGATTGGCTAAAAAGAAATTTCATAGATCCTATTGCAAATGCTTTTGGAAAAATAGGTTCATGGTTTAACTCTAAATTCGGTTGGCACAGTGGTTCTTATAGTGGTGGAAATCTTTATAGTGTCCCAGGCTTAGCTCAAGGTTCAGTTTTAAAAGGTGGCGACCCATTTTTAGCTTATTTGAACGACCAACCTCGTGGTCAAACTAACGTTGAAGCACCTCTTTCTACTATCGTAGATGCTTTTAAACAAGCTCTGAGCGAAAGCGATTATAACAGTCAACCTGAGATAAATATCAATGCTTCTGGTGATATGTCTAGTTTTGTTAGAATGCTTAATTTTAAATTACAAGATAACAAGAAAATTTTAGGAAATGCGTTTATTAATGATATTAATTTCTAATTAATGCACATAGTTTATCTAAATTTCCATTAAAATTGTAATCTTCAAGTGCTTTATAATATTCCAATCTATCTTTAAACTTAATATTAACAGGTTCGCAACCATCAAGAAGAAGTTGATAATTCATAATCATACGTGCGGTTTGTCCGTTACCATCTCTGAAAGGATGAATTTTGACAAACTCAGCGTGTGTAAACGCAGCTTTTTCAATAGAATCAGAAAATTGTTTTGAATTCAAATCTTCCCAAAATAACTTTAGTTGTTCGTACATAACAGTTGGTATCGGTGGAACCCATTCTGAACCAGTAATCTTTACATTTTCAGATCTATATATTCCACCTTGTTCTATATTTTCCATCAATATTTGATGGATGTCTTTTAATATATTTTCATCTAATTTAGACGGCAACTTCTTTAATATATATTCAAATGCTTTTTTTGTATTAAACGGTTCAAATATCTCTCTAAGCTTTTTAGCATTAGGTGTTATCTCATCTTTTAATAATAATGTGCATTCAGCTAATGTTAAGCTATTACCTTCAATTGCACATGAATCATGACAAAATTTAACTAAAAAATCTTCATCTAAATAAAATTTCATATCATCACCAAAATACCATTTTATTATATTCTATCATATTCGAAGGAGAATTTCAGTATGCCACAATTCACAAGAGGAGCAAATATAATAAGAATCGACAATGAAGATTTCGGTGTAGGGCTGATAAAAATATCTAGGAAATGCGATGTATTAGATAAAGTAGCTAAACGTACAATCAATGGTGATCTATATCGTGAAATATTAGGTGTCTATTTCAACTATGAAGTTACTTTTGGCTCTTTTTGGGATATGGATCAGTATGATCGCTTGTATAAAAAACTCACTTCAAAACAAGAGTTCCATATCATTTCTATACCTTCAAATAAAGGTTATATGACTTTTCAAGGTTATATCGCTAAAGTTAAAGATAATATCGAGTATGTAAATGGTAACTTGCGTAGAATTAATGGTCTCACTTGCTCATTCGTTTCTAAGAAACCTTATTATTGATTTTGAGGTATTAATGAATTTCTTTTCACATATTTTTTTTACATCTTATTGCTTTGATAATGATAAAATTTTAAAAGAAACATGCATTCTTCCAGACAAAGACGAAAATGATTATGGCTATTCTTGCCATTTTTTTAATCCAGTAACATATAAATGCTATCTTAATTCTGAAGATTCCGCTAGAAACAGATTTATTTGGCATCTTTCAAATTATTTGATTTCAAAAGAAAAAGAATCTTTAGGTCGTGCTATACATTTTCTAGAAGATATATGTACACCTGTCCATACTCAGTATGAAGACCCCTTAGATGCTGCAATAAAATTGAACATACATATAGATTTTGAAAAACAATTAGATGAATATTTAAAAAATAATAATAGATTTAATCATATTTTAGAATTTAATTCAATATCTGAATTGTTGCTATATTGCTCCTGCAAGTCTTCTGAATTGTATCATCAATATGTCAAAAAAATAAAAGTAGATGATATTTTTAAATGCGTAAAAGATTTAACACTTTCTACATTGTTTTGCTTGAAAAAGATTTTAGAATCAAAAAAAATAATAGCTAAACAATTTGTTTTGAAAAATATAAAAATAAATGTTTTGTTTGAAAAAAATAATATGATCCCTTCATGTTTGGATTCTAATTTTTGCCTTAGATATAATGGCGTTGATAATGTACTTGTTTTTGATAGAGTTAATCGTTTACTTAATTTCAACTTTTTGACTAATTTGATTTGAATTGAAAAGATAAAGAGGTCCAAATGTCTAAAACATTCGTAAAACTAAACTTAGGTAAATTCAAACAAGCTACTGAAATAGCTAGATTAGAATTAGCTAAAATTATAATTAAAGATACTAAACAATTCGTGCCTCATGAGAAAGGTAGACTCGAAAAAGCTTTCATAAGAAATAACGGTAGACAAATAGTTTATAAAACACCTTACGCTAGATTCTTGTGGCACGGTAAACTTATGCTCGCCCCTAATGGCTCCTCTTGGGCTAAACGTGGTGAAAAGAAACATGTCGTAAATAAAGACCTTAAATTTAACCAATCAGTTAACCCTTACGCAGGTAAATATTGGTTCCTTCGCGCTAAAAATAAATATTTGGATAAATGGGTTCAAGATTTTAAATCTTTGATATAAAATACTGCAAGCTTTACTTATATAATTAATATCTCTGCATTTGATAACATTCCGCCAGATATATCTATCGTTTGTCTAATCAAAATTCCATCAAGTCTTATGTTTAATAAATTTACTGATATTATTTTCCCAGTTAACTCACCTGTACTTATATAATCTATTTTCATCTTTAATAAATGTTTGTTTAAAAAGTCATAAACTTTTTTCAACAAGTCTTCTGCTTGAAATGTAAACATATTACATTTAGGAAAATCAATATTTTGAATTTTACCTTGATAATCTTGAGCATCAACATCTATATATATTTTTTGTTCTTCTTCTTTTAATTCATAACCATAAACTTCTACCCATGTATCTGCTAATCTACTCACCAAACTAATTCCACACGATCTATCTGTATGAATAATTACAGCAGATGGGTCAACACGAGTTGGGCGCCCTTTTTTGTTGTTTAAAAAACTATTCCATGCCTTATATAACCTGTAAGACCAACCGTTAAAAAGATTTATTTCATTACTAGTGTCTAAATTATATGTCATTTTGGTAAAGCTATAACTAGATATGCCTTTTAGTTCCTCAAATACTTCTTTTGATACTACTCTTTCTTTCGATACGATGTAATCTGGTTCGTATATATCATAAACTGATGAATTGTTTGCTGGTAATATACTTATTTTCCCATCCCTTTTTTCTATAACCATAGCATTTATGTTAAAACAAACTTGCCTTAACGCTTCTCTACAATCAGTTATAGGTATATATCCACAACATACTTTGTCCTTTAAACTTGAATCAATTTCATAATATTCTGATGATTTATTAGGGTCAATATCAAAATTTTCGAATGTAACATTAAAAATATCATTAATTAAGTTTTCTAATCTACAATCATCATTTTGACTTGGAACAAAATTTGGGTCTTCACCTAAATATAATAACTTCGATGAAAAATATGATGATTCAGACATTAATTTTAAAAAGCTTTCGCATTTTAATATAAGATTGTAATTTTCAGAAAATTCAATACTAATTATATAATATCTGCCTAATTGTATTTCATTACCATCAATGTTGACTTTGATTCTAATCTCAGAGTATTGTTTGAAAAAATTTATTGAATTTTCAAAACTAAATATAGTAAATCTATTGTCTTTATTTAATAATTCTATGTGTGCAGTGTTTATTTCAAGTCGGTTTGATATTGGGTCTGCACTTTCTGTTATTTTTAAATCAACTATATCGTCACTTTCAAATTCAACATAATCTCCAATTATGAATAATTGTAAATGAGCATATTGATATGGAGCCCATGATTCTAAAAAAATTAATCTTATTTTAGAAATTTTATTTCTAAAATTAGAAATTACACTTAAACTTTCATTTGAAATATTATCTATTAACTTTGTAGATATTAGTGCGTCGTCCTCATAATATTCTATTTCTATTTTTTTTGGATATTCAACGCCAAAATTAATATAAACTGCTCTTACTTCTTTTTTACTACTTAACGTTCCTTCTACCCACACGTTTCCAAAAAAACATTCATCGTCAGACAAACTATCTGACATGAATGATACGTTTTCTATCTCTTTCCCTAATCTTCCGTCTAATTCATACTCATTTAACTCGAGTGTCGCAAAATTTGGAGATTCTTTGTCAGATACGTTTAGTAAACTTAGGTTCCCAAAAGATTTGTTAGGTGATGAACTCCACGTTATCCCCGATTGTATGTCTGAGTTTTTTTGATTGATCGTTACTTTTGGATTAGTTATCATATTTTCTATCTCTTTAAACTTATTTTTTTTAATATTTTGAAAATAAGATATTAATCGAATGCGCTCTAATTTTTGCTAGCAAAAATTATACCATTCTAAATAACGTTTGTCAAGACTAATTAAATTAAATATTGTATGCACCTAAATTGAACTTTAGTGTGAATATCTCCATACCGTTAGGATTCTTCCCCTCTAATGCAACCGCTGTTTCACATCTGTAACCAAGTTTGCTTACTATCTCACTTTTTATTTTGTCTAATAACTCTAATGCACTCATTTTTTCTTTGTCACTAGGTGATATCACTTGATACGTTATGTCTGCTTCTAACCTCAATAGTATGTTCCCACATATGTCCTCTATACTCCCTACTGACTTTATTAGTACTGATATTGAATTCTTCCTACCCTCTGTCTCCCCTATCTGTACTTGCGTCTTATTCGGTATCTCTTCTATTTCTTTTATTGTAGATATAATTTGATTATATAAATCTGATAATATACATTTAGTCATTGTTTGCCTCCGTAAATAGGCTGTATTCACCTGACCATTTCAAATTAATGGTACCTGTGTCACCACACCTATTCTTAGATACTATTACCTCACATTCGTTAGGGTCGTCTTTCTCTGAATAGTATCCTGGCCTATATAAAAACAAGACTTTGTCAGCATCTTGCTCTATCGCACCTGAATCCCTTAAGTCACTTAACATCGGTCTCTTGTCTGTCCTTCCTTCGTTAGCTCTCGATAATTGACTTAATAATACTAACGGTACTCCACGCTCTTTCGCTATCGCTCGTAAATGCCTCGTTATCTTCGCTATCTCTAACGCCCTTCCAGCTCCTATCATCGCATCACCAGCTATTAACTGTAAATAATCAACAAATATTATGTCTACTTTACCTATCTTTTCTAACT